TTAGTGGTATTAGTTACATACTGTAAATCAAGGTTTGTAGTTGAACCAATTAAAGCAACAGTTGCATTGGTAAATGCAATTTTGTCATAAAACACACGAAATTGGGTTGCTGTGTATTTGGTTAATGTAGTATTTTGTAATGTAAGATTAGCTACTGTAGTACCTTGGGCTGTTGTACCTACTTGATATTCGGTAGCAATTAACCCGTAGATACCGTTTCCGGGTGCTGTTGGTACTTGACCAAATAAATTGAATACTACCACTAAAGGTAATAAGAGCAATAATAATTTTTTCATTTAAAGTTATTTAATTAATTGTTAGGTAGGAGAAACTAATTTGAGAGAAAACTATTACTGAGTCAAGTATAAATATAAAAAGGGGACAAAAAGTCCCCTTCTATTAATAAGAAAATTTTAATCTACCCATCACAACTTAAGCAATCAGCTGTACGAGAACCTAAATCACCTTTAATCACAGAATCTGTACGAAGATAGTATAAGGTTTTAATTCCTAATTTCCAAGCTTCAACATGGACTTGATTAATCCAACGTGGAGAATCAGTAGGATCAAAACTTAAATTTAAAGATTGAGTTTGATCTATATAGCGTTGACGTGCTGCTGCTTGTTGAACTAATGCTAGTTGATTAATTTCAGGGAATGTTAAGTAAACTTCTTTTTCCTCTTCTGTTAAAACTTCATTTGGAAGATTTTGTACTGAACCATTGTCTGCTAAAATTTGGTCCCAAACTTTATTTGTGTTTTTACCTTTAGATTCAAGTAATACTTCTAATTCAGGGTTTTTAACAATAAATGTTCCTTTAGCACCATTAAACACATAAACATTTGCTGGTTGGGGTTCAATACCTGCAGAACAATTATTAATTCGGGAATTAGATACTGTAGGAGCAATAGCTAACAAGTGAGTATTTCTCATACCTGTACCTTTACACCAAAGTGGTTCTCCATATTCTACAGCTAATTTACGTGAAGCTGCTTCTGCTTTTAATTTAATATCACTAAAGATAGTATGTGTCCAAGCAGTTGAGGCAATTGAGTTAAATGGTAAATTCTTTTGTTGTAAAAATGTATGCCAACCCATTACACCTAACCCCAATGCACGTCCTTTTTTAGCATGTCTGTGGGAGCGGATCATTGAATCTTTACCATTTGTTTTTTGGATAAATTCTTCCATTACTCCATCTAAAAAGTAAATAGCAGTTTCAACTACATCAGTATTTTTCCACTCATCATACTTAGCTAAATTAAGTGAACTTAAACAACAAATAAATGAATGTTCCTCATCTGTATGTAATGTAATTTCAGTACAAATGTTAGTCATAGAAACATTTAAGTTGTTCATTCTATATGCTAGTGGGTTATCCTTATTAACATTGTCACTAAACATAACATATGGTTCTCCTGTCTCTACACGCGATTTAAGAATTTCTAACCACAATGCCATTGCTTCACTATCACGGTCGTTTAAACGTTTCATAAACGCATCATCAACAACTACACATTGGTGTAGATTAAGACATTGACGATTAGGATCACCTTTAGGTCTGCGAATTTGTAAAAACTCTTTAATATCTAAGTGATTAATATCTAGGTTTACAGATGCTGCTCCTCTACGTACTGAACCTTGATTGGTTGCAATAATAGTTGAGTCATAAATCTTAGCCCAAGGAACTACACCTTCGGATTTTCCGTTTCCTGTAATGTTTGTTCCTCTTGGTCTAATTCTTGACAAAGAGATCCCGACACCTCCTCCATATGAGGTAAGGCGCATAAGTTCAGCGTTTGTAAGCCCAATACCTCTGATTGAATCTGGAGTATCGATGCCAAAGCAGCTGATCGGTAATCCGCGGTCTGTCCCTGTGTTCGAGAGTACAGGGCTAGCCAATCCAATCCAGCCATTCCAAATGTATTTAAAAAATTTATTTTCTAAGTCAAGGCGATTTAATCTTACCGCCACTGCGTGTGCTACTCTTCGGTAGGCTTTTTTAGGGGTTTCTCCAGGTAATAAATAACCTTTTGATATAGTAGAAAGAGCTACTTCATCCATGTATTCAGGATAATCCTTCCCACGTTCCCATTGTGTGTAATCTAAAGTTAAATTGTTGTCCATATTAAAATATTGATTCGTCCCAAACTAAATGTCCTTTTGAATAATTTGTTACTCTATTTGCAAAAAAGTCAGTGTGTTGTTTTCCAGCAGATAAAGCATCAAACCATTTCATTCTTTCTACAGCTGTCATATCTATATTTGTGACAATAGGTTTATAACCTAAATCACCCAACTTAGTATTTACTCTATTTTTAATAAAATTCTGGAGGTCATATTTAGGACATCCTTCTAAATCTCCTAATTCATAAACTTTATCAATAAAATCTAATTCAAGTTTTAAAGATAAAAGTGCAGCTTCATTAATTGCAGCTTCTAATTCTGGGGTTTTTAATTCAGGATTTTCTTCAACTAAAGTTCTAAATAACCAACAACCAGCTTCAGAATGCATAGATTCATCTCTAATAGACCATTCAACAATTTGACCTACACCCTTAAGTTTATTATTTAATTTAAAACTTAATAATATAGCAAATGAAGAAAATAAATTAACACCTTCTGTAAATGCTGAGAAGATTGCTAGTGATTTTGCTGATTCGTGCCAATTAACTTCTTCACCAAAACTATCTCTTACATCCATTAAATTTTGGATTTTAGCCATTGTGGTTTCATCTTCTAAAAACTCATCAAAATTTTCTAAACCTAGGGTTTCATTTAATAATGAATAAGCTTCAGCATGAATTGTTTCAAATGCTCCAAAAGTAGTAGCCATCATAATAACTTCAGGTTTACGAAACCATTTAGTTACTAACCCAGACCAATAATCATTAACAATTGTTTCGGTTTGAGCAAAACCTTTTAAAATAGAACCTACTATGTTTTTTTCAGTTTCATTTAAGTTTTGTTTCCAATCATTTAGATCAGACATCATTGGAACTTCTGTATGCAGCCAATGTGCTTGTTGTTGCTTCAGCCAATACTCATACGCCTCGGGATACTCAAAAGGTTTATAAACAATACGTTCTTGCAATAGACTTTTTTTCTTTGCCATTTTTTTAAAATTTTTAATAAATTAGGAATTTAATTCAAAAAACCCTGTGGTACCTGCTACCTTTCTTAATAACGTTTTATCAAAATTATCAAAACTATCGTAACTATTGGAACTGGAAGGTGTGTTGGAAGATGTGTCATCATCTTCATCTATTGTGGAAGTAATTTCGAAGTGTCCTGTAGATGTATTGGCTTTTACAAAATAGGTTAAACCGTCCATGCCATATCTATTCTTCATAATGTGAAACCTTCCTGTTCCTTTTACTTTATCTTCTTTCTTTCTTGAAAGAGAAATTGCAACATCAGTAATCATAATTTTATCGTATGATCCTGCTGCTTTATCTCCTTCAATAATATCATCTTTAGACCCAGCACGATTTACCTGTGATACACTCCAAATAGGAACGTTAAGTTCTCTAGCTAAGCCTTTAGTGCTAGTATAAATATCATCAATCTCACCTTTACGGTCTGCTGTTCTTTTTCTTGTTGACAAAAGGTCAACATAGTCAATAATAATTAAATCAGGTTTAATACCTAGATCAATTACTTTTTTAATATGAGATTCAACTGTTGAAATAGTCGCCTTACCTGTTGGGAATTCTTTGATAATCAATTCTCCAGGTAATTGAGGGATAATTTCTTCTACTTTATCTTTATGTTGAGTGATATGTTCTGCTGGGATTTGAGTAAAGAAAGCGTCATATCTACGACCAACATAATCTTCACCTAATTCTAATGTATAATGTAATACATTAAATCCCATTCTAACAGCATATCCACCTAAGGCAACTAAAGTCCAAGACTTACCACCTCCAGGATTACCAAATACTAAACCAAAGTCTCCATTTCCTAAACCTCCTTGCATTAAATCATTAATTTCATTCCAAGGAGTAGGTACTACAACTCGATGATCTTCTCTATAACGAGACTCTAAATCTTTATTGTACTCATGACCCACATTCTTATCTTGGCCTGCTTTCATAGCTGACTCAATTAATGCTTTGATAGAATCGTAATCACCAGCTTTCAATAAATCGACACTATTAAGTAGTGCCTTTTTAAGTTGTTGGTTTTTACAAAATGTAGAAAATTCTTCTTGAACATATTCTAAATCTTCATCTGAGGATTTGTAAGCATCTCTAAGTTGTTCTTTAATAGAAATCTTAAGTACTTCATTTTCTAATTTTTTCATTTCTACCTTTAAAACATCCATTGAAGGGGTAGTATGAAATTTTTCATAGTATTTTAAGATTTCTTTAATAATCCACTTATGGGCTTGGTTATCCCAATATTCATCACTGATGATATCGTGAATGTTTATTAAAAAGTCTTTGTGTGTCAGTAGTGAGGAAATAACTTTTATTTGGAAAGCATGTCCATACTGTTGAAGATTTGATAGGGTCATATAACTTATTTATTAAAACTGTTTAGTGGTGCAAATATATCTTTAATCCAAAAATCTAAATTGCGAATCATTCCTCCAAGCTTATCGGCTTCGTAATACGCAATAAATCTCTCAGGAAGATAATTAAGTTCTGTTGTATTCACAAGTTGACTTAAAATTTGTTTTTCTTTTTCTCCCATCATAGGATCACCCAAATCCATTACTTTATAATTTTTTTCTAACTCGTTAATGTCATTAACAATACGAGCATATATTACATTTTCTTTAAGTCTTTCTACACTTAAATTGTAAATATCATCTAAAGTAAGTTGTTGGGTTTGTAGTTCAGGGAATAATTTAAATAGTTTTTTCTCACCTAAACCTTTAACTCCTCTAATTTTATCTGAATTATCTCCTAATAGGGTCTTATATAGGATAAAATTACTAGCAGGTAAACCAAATTTTTCTTTAACTGTGTCTAAAGTATAAAATTCTTTTTCTATAGGTCGATAAACTATAACATTCTCATTTACTAACTGGATAAAATCTTTATCTGAAGATACAATAAAAACTTTATGTTCTGGTTTAGATGGGATGATGTGACCTAAGTGAGCAATAATATCATCAGCTTCTACTTTATCAAATGAAATAGTTTTAACTGGTAAGGTTTTAAGATATTGAATTACTCTTACTATTTGGTCAATCTTAGCATCATCTTCATCATCTAAACTTTCAAATACCTCCCAATTAGTGATACGTTGAAGATTTCTCCCCGATTTATATTCGGGGAGTAGGTTCTTTCTATTAGTAGTAGAACCTGCCCCATCGAATACTACGTAAACACTAGTTGGTTGGATTTGACGAATTAACGCACCTAATGAACGAAAGAACCCACCTAAGCCACCAACGTGTACTCCGTCCGGATTTACAGCATTCAACATGGCAAAGTTTCGAAAAAATAAGTTTAATCCATCTATTAAGAGAACTCTATCATTTACTTCTAATACAGTCTCTTCTCTATGTTCTTGTACATTGTCAAGAAGCTTAAGTAGTTCTTTCTTTTTCATAATTTTATTCTGGTTCGTCTGAGTAGTAGGTAATATCTTCGTATCCTTGGTCTTCTTCAATGATATTGAAATCTACACCTCCTAAAATTGATCTCCAAGCATCTGCATGAGATTCTTTGTATAACTTTAATGCTTTATCTGTGTCTTCAATAAAACCATGAGGAGTCATAATAATTTTACCTCTAGTAGTTATACCATTAATGTGGTTTTTATCAATTTGAATATTTGTACGTTTAGCAAATTCAACTTGTTTACCATCTTTAATTGCTTTGATTTTTGATGTTCCAGCAGACATAACATTACCAAATGTTACAACAAATGTTGCATCAAACCACATTGCATAACCTCCTTTATTCATCAATTTAGGTTGACCCATTGGAGATTCCGGTTTTAGAGTCCATACTTTATTAATACACACAAGGGTATTGGTGTGTGGACTACTTTCCTTACGAGACAATGTAATGCGCTGATTAACGTTATTACCAAATTGGGTTGACATAGCTCCAGCATTCCACTCATTGTTGTTTTTGTTTGATTTAATAGACATCTCACAAGGTACTGAACCGATTGAATCCCAAAGGAATAACAAATCATAAGGTAAGTTACCTTTTTTCTGTTCATCTAATAAATCTAAAATAAATGATGCTACATCCTCAATTGAGTGAATAGTTTCACGGTCAACATAAATAAATTGGCCATTATAATCTAAGATTTCACCTGTTGATTCATCTACAACTTGGTTAACTTCAAGACCCATTTGAATAGCATGTTCCCAGTTCCATTTCATCTCAGTAATAATGAACACTGGAAGTACGCCTCGTTTTTGTCCTGATACTGCTGCTTCAATCAAAGCTGTTGTTTTTCCTGTATCTGAATGGCCTCTAAGTAGGACAATATGACCCATAGGGATTCCAGGAACTGAAGTAACTTCTTGATAGGCAGCGGATAGTGGTATCCATTGCTGTTCTTTAAATTTAGCGTTGGATACCAATCCTTTCTTCGATTTAAAATTATTTAAATCAAACCCTGCTTTAAGTTCTGAAGAGACTGCTTCCGATAATGATTGTGATTTTTTTCCTCTTGCCATAACTTAATTAATTAAAAAGGTAAATCATCATCTTCTTCTTCAAACATATCGTCAAACTGTTCAGCTTTTGACTTTTTAGAAATAGGTTTGGTGGATAAACTATAGTTTGATTTTGGTTCTTCTTTTACATCAGTATCAAAATCAACAGCTGGTTCAGAAACAATAGCTCCTTCTTCTTCTTCTTCAGGCATTAACCATTCTTGTAATGAAGCTTTCATATCTTCATATGGGATTGCTTTAAAGATTTTCTTAGGATCTGGATGGTTTGATAACCATGCTTTTACTTCTTCTTCATCATTTGAAAGTGGAGTCATTTTCATAGATGGACCAATAGTAGTTTTATTATAAGGAGTACCAGTAGATTCAGGACCTACAGTATTCAATTTAATATCACGACCATTTAAGATATCTGTGAAATCTCCAATTTCTTCATCAGCAGCCATTTGTAAAAATGCTTCGTAAATTTCTTTACCAAACTGCCATAATTTTACTCCTTCACTTTCTTCACCACGAACAATAACTGGAGCAAAGATACGAACTTTCGGGTCTAATTTCTTAGCCAAACGCCAGTTTTCTTTATCATTTGTTCCACGAAGTTGTTTAACAAACTCCATAATTGGATCTTTTTCACCCCAATTTGTAGGTGATGACATTACTTTTTTACTACCAATTCCATAGTAAAATTTCATTTCAGTGAAAGGGTTTTCTTTGTTGTGTTCGAAAGGAACTACTCGGATGGTTTGCTTACCAATTGAGGGTTTCCAAAACACATTTTGTTTTCCGGAATCAGATTTCTGGGTTCCTGAACTTTGCATCTGATTAAGACGCGCTTTTAGTGCATTTAAATCCATATATAACTAATTTATTGTTTACAACTTAAATATAATAACCTTTTAGCAAGAAGCCAAATTAAAGTTCAATGATTTTGTGGATCTTTGTATTTAATTGTTTTAACTCATTATGTTGAGTAAGCAAAATACAATTTTTGTAGTGCTGCCAATTGATTTGGAACTGAGTGTCAACTACTCCACCATTTAATCTCTTAATAAGCTCATTTAGAGCATTTATAGTATAAAGAGTATTAGATTCTTTTTTTCTATGTACTAGGATAGTATTTTCAGGAATGTCATTTACATTTCCTTGATCTACATTATAAGTAATGACGTACTCATCATTACTCTTCACATACAGAACAAACATTTTGTTGTACATGATAACATATTTGTTGGTAAGAGTCTCCACCAAAGAGTCCAACTCATCTAGCCCAGTAAAGGTGCAAAACAACTTATTATTCAAATCTGTTATATTATAAAGGTTTTCGTAATCGTACGTCATATGATACATATGGTTACTCTCCTTTAAAGTCATAATTTGTTCCATAACTAATTTTTACATTTAATTTGTGATTTTTAAAAATTTGCTTAACTTGTTTCAAAATTTCTTTATCCTCTTTGCTAAAATCGAATAAAAAAGCATCGTATGTATATAATACTAATTTTGTTTTCCTACCTCGTAACAACCTTAATATTTCCCACAATATAATAACATTATTTGCCGTTTCCAACCCTTGTAGTACGTAATTTAAAAGCTTTTGAGGATTCATTTCCCCCAACTTTTCTTTTTCCAAACGATATCCAGAAATCGGCACAGTAACTGATCCGAAGCTATTATACTCATTCCAGATATTATCCGTATATTTCTTTACTTGTCGAAAAAAGTCCAAGGTCTCGTATTCTTTCCATATTCCCCCATAAATTTGTTTAAATGTAATTTCTTTTGCTTGGGCGTAATCAACTCCATACATTTGAGCAAAAGATTGATGAATGTCACCATCCCCAAAATCGTAGTCACAGAGATTAGCAAGAAGGGTAGGGTGATAAGCAGAAATATCGAGTTCAACAAGAATCTCATTGCGCGGTATAAAGGTTTTTCTTTCCCCATTGGTTTTGTTAAGGGCGGAGAAATTAACTCCCCCAAAGGTATTTGAGGGTCTTGTTGTTGTTGTTTTGAGGTTGTATTGAGTATAAACGTAGTCTCCTGAAATTTCGTGGAAGTTTTCTTCATATAATTCTTTATTTACTTTTAAACCATTTGCCTCAATTGCCGAAAACACAATTGAACTTTTCTTATTAAAAAATTTACAATAATCGTCTTCACATAAGATATTAAAAGGCTTTAGATCACCAAATATAGTTTCACAATACTCATAATGTTTTACTATCGGAATTATCTTATTTATTTCTTTATGGCTTGGGTTATTTTTGTAATACCAATTGTGGGTTGGTGTTAAATCCGGTATATACGTATTAGAAGTGGGGGTGATGTCAAATAAAGCCTTTAAAGGTAAATATTGTAATGATGATTTTTTATCTCTTACATAAACTTTACCTATTTTGTCTAATACGCATTTTACTTCTTCAATGTCCAAGGATAATGTGTCATTATGGTTAATGCATAACATATAACCTTTAGCGTCATTTAACGGCTTTATATATAAAAGAGATACCCCATCAAGGATTGGATGTGTTTTAAAATTTAATGGGATTATTTCCAAAAACACTTCACTAAAACCTTGACAGTCAAACTCTCTTAGTTGTTCACTATCTTCTATTAACCAAAACATTTACGTAAATATACGAACGATTTTTTAAGAAATCAAGCTATATAGAATTGAGAGTAATCTTTAAAGTATTTTGTTAATCCAGGAAGTTGTTGGTTTAGTGTAAGTAATGAATTTCTCTCAGCGATTGAAGCTATTTTAAAGTTTATACCAGCTACAGCTTGCTTCGACTCTCCTTTTATAGTCCA